AAGAACCGCTTGCACCGCTAAAAGTAACGGCATTTGCCCCAAAAACAGCCGCACCGCCATTCACAAAAGTAAATTCGTTATCGCTCAAATCTTCCCAATTTGTTGATGTTTCGTCATGACCATTTCTTGTGTTCTTGATACCATCAAGCATAAGGACTAAGCCATCTGTCACATATCCCGAAGGAATAGTTCCTTCGCTTACTGTCACATTAAATGTTGTTGTTTTGCCGCCATATGTAATAGTGATAATTGATGTACCCTCTGCCAATGTTCCGCTCAAAGTGTAAGTAGTCACCACTTCTGTAGTGCCGTTGTCATAGTGTGCAGTAACAACCAAGTCGGATTTTAAGCTATAAAGGCTGTCTGTGGGATATACAACTCCGCTCTGCGTATAAACAGCACTAATAGAAACCAATTCCGCAAATCCACTTACTGTAACCGAACAAGTAGCACTCTTCGTACCTGCTGATGCTGTGATTGTACAAGAGCCATTAGACACGCCTGTGACAACTCCACCGACTACTGTTGCTATGCTTGTATCGGATGATGACCAAACAACACTTGCAGAAGAAGGAACTACTGTTGCCGTGATTGTCTGCGGAGTATCACCATTAAGAGATAATGTCCTCGGAGAGATAGAAAGCGAAGTAACCTCACTTGCCCAACTCTGTATGATTGCTATCTCATCTGTTAAGCCTGTATCCGCATAAGCACCTGCTTCAAAGAGCGTTAAAATCGCATTACGCACCTCTGAAGGGATGTCTGCTCCACCGCTTGGATTACTCAACCTTCCACCAAGGGAACCGCTTGTAGATAATTTACCTGTTATCATTTAGTTCACCTCCGGTAAGATTGTGAAGCTTGCGTTGTTGACGAATGTGTCTACATCTCCGTTTGCCTTGGTTAATTCAATATCGTACACATAAGCACCGAAACCAAGTGAAGCGGTGTCTGACGGATCAAGATGTAAATTCTCACCACTGATAGTTTTTTCAATGACAGGTTCGGTGTCAATGTATTCCGTCTGCTGTGGGTTCAGTTTTGCGTGTTTAAGATAGAACTTTATTACATCACCAGAAGCAGGTGTGTATTCTGTGTTTCCATCATAAATTATGATATCGCAATCCAGAGTATCTCCCCTTGTCAGCAATATCTGTGTATCTTCAATTACTTTAAACATCTAAACCTCCTCTTTCCGCAGAATTACCGCTTTCATCATATGCTTCAGCTAACTCATGATCTTCAAGCATTGTGTCTATGTTGTCATTAGGTGTTCCCACTGTGTCAGTATTCGGTGTGTAATAAGTGTGAGTATTGACATCATAAAGAACCGCACCAAGTCCGACATTGACCACATCAAGTCCTTCAATCCAATTAAGGTTTTCTGCCTGTCTGATCTCATTAAGAGTAAGGAACCCTGTTTCCTTGGCAAGTTTATAGGATTCATATCTGTCTTTGATATTTGCCCTTATGACCTCTTTCACATCGAATTCGTAAAAATGGTTCTTCTTCTCTTTTTCCAAGAGCAAATCCCTGTTCAAAGCTGTCTCAAAGGCTTTTACGATAGGATAAATGGCAAACTTAAATGTCTTTTCAAAGTCATCATACAGATGAAACAGGTTATTAATCTCTTCCTCCAAGGTTCGCTTGGATTCGTTCATCTGCATTTCAACCGATGAACTTGCGGATTCTTGGAACTCAAGACCATTATTAAGAACTACCACATTTTCTTGGTTGTTGCCGTATAGGTTTCTCCAAGCCTGTTTGAGCAGGTTTATTTCATCCTGTCCAAGCTTGTGATTAGCCTTTAAAAAGCCTTTCTTATTGCCACCTGCTTGAACCATGCTCAACTGATAGACCATAGCCTGGTAAGCTGTTTCAAGTGCCTTGGATACTTCGACAGTTAATCCGACACCGGAAGCACCATCCCTTGTGTTCCGCAGAAGTTTGATAAATTCGTAAGGCTTATATTCCATGCCTTCTACAAGTAGCTTGAATTCCTTATGAATGGGTTCATAGGATTTCCAAATCTCAACCCTGTTATCTTCGACATAGAAAAGACCTGTTACTTCATTTCGGTATTTCTGGATGTAGCAATAACCACCTTTTCCTAATAAGTAATCTGTGACCATTGCTTTCTTCATCTGGAAAGCATCGAGTGTGTCACCTGTGTCACCATTCAGCAAAGATGTCCTTGTGTCATTCCTTACTTCTTCTACTTTGCCCTGTTTTACTTTGTAGAGTTTGACAGGCATTGAAGCAATGACATTGCCGATGAAATCAACAGCACCTGCAACAGCAGGTATCATCAATGCCTTTTCTCTGGTGATGGTTTCTCCGTTTAATAATGCACTTATAAGCACATCATCAACAGGTGGTGTCACTTCAACCTCCCTTTTAAAAAAATCAAATATTCCCATCATTCCTCCATCTTGTTTAGTTTCTCAATGTCCTGTTCTCCGTCCACATCACAGGTAATGTCATTGATTGCAACATAACTTGAATAATCATATTCATCTGGTTTTGTCTGTAGCGGTAAACCCTTTATTACTGTCCACAGTTCCCACATGATCGGTTTTCTCCAGAACTTCCCTTGTCGATCAAGTTCCCTTGTTTTTCTTAATGCTCTCCGTAAGTGATCGGTATCAAAAACTTTCAGTGCAAAAGGTTCGACATGGTTCTTGATGTAGTTCGGTGCATAATCCTCTGTACTTGCAAAAAATTCAATATCATCCGTTTCGGTTTCAACTATTGTCTTAACCGCTTTCTCTGAAAAGAACACATCACCGAACATATAACACACAGGTTCGTTTGTCGGATAGAAAGCATCGTACCAATCACCCTTGTCACCATCCAAGGATGCGTTCCATGAATTCTCATGCCGTAACAAAGGCACTCCGTATTTATCAAATAACGGATTATCTGTTGATATGTAAATGTCCTCGACACCATTTTCTCTCAACAACCTAATAGTCCTTGCTACTATCTCCTCACCTTTGACAACAGACATATGTCTCGGTGTTTTCCATTTTTCATATATCCCACCGCACATGATTATGTATTTCAAAACTGTCTGTCACCTCCGATGTTTATCTCCTGTTTGATCTGGCTCAATCTTTCAGTTAGATATTCATCTATCAGCCTGTCCTGTCCACCGATCGTCAGATAAAGTTCCTCGGTGTCTGCCCAATGTCGGATAGTTGAAGTTTTCCATTTCACCTTATCCCTTACTGTTGTGACCGAATTTGTATTGTCACGATTCCAGACATAATAAGGTTTCTCAAGGCAGACAAAATCACGCATATAAATACAGATTTTACAATGCTGATTCTTATCCTCTTTCAGTGTTCCTTCATGATAAAGGCACTCCTGTGACATGGCTAACTCTTTCCTTACAAACTTGCCGTTACCAGACCATCCTCTTAAAGCATCATAACGGTCTTTGTAATGGGGAACTCTGAAAAACGTTTCCTTGCCATTGATGTATTCTGCCAATCCCATAAATAAAACATCTGGTGCGTTCTTTAAGGCTTTATTTACTTCCTCAAATGCTTTGTTATCATTCAGCCAATCATCCGAATCCAAGCAGAACACATAGTCCACATCCTTGGAAAGGTTCAGATATCCTTCATTCCTTGCACCACCTGTGTATCGTAACTGTTTTAACTCGATTACCTTGTGCGGTTTCTTTAACAAGGACTTTGCGATTTTAACCGAATCATCTGTGGAGCAATCATCAACAAAGATGATTTCATAATTTGTATAGGTCTGGTTAAGGATTGAATTAAGACATTTTTCTAACCACTCACTATAATTTCTGTTCGGAATGACCACTCCAAACTTATATTCCTGTTTCGGTTTCTTCTTTGGCAACAGGATCAGAGACTTGGGAATATGTTTTTTCACAAAAACCTTTCCAAGCTTGTTGCCACCAGACAAAACTTTGAACCTTTCCTCGGAAACCTCAAATATATAACCTGCCTTTGGAATGTAACCTAACTCCACAGGGAACAAATTACATTTTTCAAATTCCTCTGTCGCTTTGACTAACATAACTACCTCAAAATGTTTGAATAATAAAATCCATCTGCCCCAGAAGAACATCCTGTTGAAGCAGATATATTGCGTTGATCAGTGAAACAACCATGTCCACTTTCCCATTTGATTTTTTCTTGTTGACATATTGGTTTTTGTTTGTGTCATATACGCACCTTGCATTCTGGAAGTTGATCTCCAATAATTTGTTCTCGGTGTACTCAAATTCCTTTGACAAAATCTTTTCTTTTAGTAACTTTGTTGGTGGATGTAAAACAGAACTATGCTGTCTTATTTCAACCATGTTGTAACCTGCGGATTCTAACTTCTGTGCTGTTGAAAGTGCGTTCCACCTGTCATAACCTATGGCTTGTATCTGTACTCCATAATTTTCTTCAATGCTTAAAATGAAGTCCTCAACTACTTTGTAATCAATCACACGATCACCGCATGGAATGACCTTATCTGACTTTACTAACTCTCGGTAATTGACCTTTTCGGAAACTGTCTTTTCATCTATCCGACCTTCTGGGATGAATGCAAATGAATCCGCTAAAATGTTATTGTTCTCATCAACCGCAACCATCGAAACTGAAGTATTGTCATTGGTTTCTGATAAGTCCAACCCAAGATATACAACCTTCCCTGTCCAATCAATGTTTGCCACTTTGCATTCTTGAACATCTTTCACATCAATGAAGGTTTCGGTTCCTTGGCCTTGGTAGATGATGTTGCAATGTTTTGTAACAAAATTCTCTCTGGCACTCTCCACCGCTATTGCGTATGCCCTTTTCTTTAACAAATCTTCCCATATCTCTGGGATTTCCAGAGCAACAGGGTTTGCCTGTTTTAAGATTAAATCATCAGTTTCCCAATCCTTTGTCTTATCCGGTTCATACAGTAAAGAAAACCTTGTTTCATCTTTTTCCAGACCATCTAATACCCTTTTGGAATACTTCACTTCATCTTCAAAAGGATTATCGATTGTCGGATATTTCGTACTGATGATGAAACCCAACTTGTTAAGGATATTAAGCTGACCAGACCGCATCGCATCTATCGGATATGAAATCGGCAATGCTCCGACTTCGTCCGCACAGAAACAATTGGGTAATTTACCATCCATCCTTGATGTGGAATAACTCAAAGGGATATAGGTTGTCTGTGTTGGTTTGAACTGAATGTAATCTCGCAGAATCTTGAACCGCTTCTGGCTTTTGAACTCATAAACCTGCGGTGAACTTCTTATGATTTCCGAAATTGCTTCTCGGATTTCCCTTGATAACGAACCATCCGGTGCAACCGAATAGAACTTGGAGAACTTCGGTTCAGTTAAAAACAATAAAATAAATATTGTCGCAATAGTGAATGTCTTGAAGTTCTTTCGGCATATCTCAAGAAGTCCTGTCTCATATCTTCGCTTGTTTTCGTTATCCCTATAAACTGTGCAGATGATTGCCGTATAAAACAGCCATTGGTATCCTGTGGAGCATTCAAAAAGATTCTGACCTGCCTTTAATCCTTTGGGCATGATCAGAATCTTCAAAATGTTCTCTATCATCTTTTCTTTTTTACGGCTTACAAGGAACTTTGGGTTCTTTCCGTCATAATCTTTGATGAATTCTTTTGCTTGGAGTTTTACATATTTAGGTGTTGTTTTTTCTTTAAGGATTTTCTTGCAATAATCGTATGCTTTACTCATTGAGCATATCCATCAAGGGATCAGAATCATTTGCGTTTTCAACACCTAATGTTTTTATTATTTTCATCAAAGTAGAAGCGGTTTTATGGCATGAATCTGCTGTCTTGTTATATTCTGAAACCGCAGGATTTGTATAAAGGTTTTTTCTGCCTTTGACATATTCCTTTTCAACCAGAATATCATCTTCATTGATTGCCTTTTTCAGTTTTTCAAGGATTTCGATCTGTGTTCTGTACTGTTCGTAAGTAGTAACGAACAAATAATTGTCAGATACCCCATACTCTTCTGCCAAGACAAGGAATTCCTTCTCTTGGCTCTCAAATGTTTTTAATTCCATGCTGATTTCCCTTCTTTTTCATTCCATTGTTTTCAGCTGAATCGGTTCAGTGAATAAAAACTGCATAATTTTGCGGTGTTTATTCATTTTGAAAGTATTTTCTCGGTGTTTTTCGACACCTTTTGAATAAATATTCACTTTTTATGTGCGTTTTATCCAAAAATGCCCCTAAAACCGCAAGTTTTGTATGTATATA